ACAGCATCCACCTCGCATACGGGAGAGTAGTGTGGCGTCAGAACGCTTACGACGTTCCAAGGGTGTTACTTTAACGGTCTCTGATGAGCCCGTTATCGCAACACTTCCTGGTGCCGAACAATTGTTCAAAATGCGCTACACTACAGCGTATGAATCCTCCACAGGTTTAGAGCGAGCTGCCTTTAACTTCATGGGGAGAGATGTCATTAGGTCGTTAACTTTGACCCTTGACGTCTTTTCTCCATATGAAGCTGGGTACACCCGTATCGCACCTGTAAACCGTACACGAATCAGGAGTATCAACCCTATTACTGGGCTGCCTAGACGTCTTGATGGTGTTATCACCAATCAACAAGTCGACAACAGTACCAGTATAGGACATTGTGATCCTGATCGAGTTAATATCACTGTGACGAAAGGTAGTACAAGCTCCGTTGGAGCTTTTACTGACTACTCGATCACAAAGGATACAACTCGGAAGTCACGACCCATCGGTGCCCCCTACGGCGAATTCGAATCTTCGAATTGGCAGCAGTTGGACACCTATGCTAGTTCCTTCTCTGCACGGCAGTTCTCGAGTACTAGTATTTCCTTTCCTCCATGTCCTTTCTACCAGAAGGCAGAAAGCGACATTCATTGGAGTAGGAAATATACTGGTCCTCTTGGGAGGATTCCGTCGGCTGACGCGAAAGCATTTCTCCTTTCGGAAGTAAATGCCACGAAGTCATTCATGGCATCCAAGTCTGTATCTCTCCTCCCTTCTTTGGGGGCTGAGGCCAGACGTGCTACCTTCGGGAGAAATGCAGTAGAGCTTCGTGATTTGCCACGTTCTGTTATCCAGTTACGTGACACTCTGAAGAATCTACTAGATGCTTACCGCCAGTTTGGAAGGTCCGAGGCTAATCTTATTTTTAACCTCGGTACCCTTGCCAAAGATATTCCTAAAGAATATCTTGGGTTCCATTTTGGCTGGAAGCAGACCTATCGCGACATCATGGACTTGTTGACTAAACCTGAGAAGGTGACTAAGGAAATCAACTACCTTATCACCCGCTCATGCAAGCCAACAACCTTTCGTCGTAAGGTGAAATTCACCGGACCGACGACGACCTCTCCGGGCTTCTCCGATTACCAACCTGACCACCTCACGTTCTTGACATACGGGGCAGCTGCCACGCGTGTCACACGTGAGTGTGAACTTCGGTTAGTCGTAAATTCAACTTTCGACTTTCCGAAGGTCGGGTTGCCCATCCTTCAAACAGACAGTCGTGTCTGGAAGAAGCTTGGGTTGGTCCCCAGTCTCGCGGACGTGTATGATCTCGTCCCCTGGACTTGGCTTTATGACTGGTTTACTGGCCTTGGTGATTATCTCCACGCTGTGGAGTATATCAACAGTGACAGTTCAGTCATAAACTACGGTTTCGCAACCGGTATCACTCGATACCGTATTGAAACTGTACGACCAATAACGGTGAAGTCCTATTACTCAAAGAGTGTCGACAACGTGAACGAGCGACGTGATACACAATCCGTGATCCGTCACACGTCTGCGATTGAAGGCACAGTCCAGGTTAGACTTAACCTGGCAGCTTTGAGTAACGTGAGTGTGACCTCTGATAACTCGACTCTGTCGGATTATCAGCAATCAATTCTGAGTACCCTGGTTTTGTCCAGGATCTCAGATCGTAGATGAAGGCAATGGTGCCTTCATCCAACTGTCCCATGTCTTTAGGGACCACTAAGGAGACGTCGTGGCTCTTCCTGATCCTGTAACTATCGCAGCCGCCGCACCTACACCGCAGCTTGTCTTTGCTAAGACACGCTTCGATGGGTATGGCTCTGAAGCGATTGATTCGGGTGGAAATGGTTATACCACCCTCATCAATCATCAGCCGTCTAAGAATGGTAATCGTCATTACGTCCGTGTTTCACGGGCGCTTGACGCCACCAATCCTTATACGGGGCTTATCTCGAAGCAAACTGCTTCGGTCTCGATGTCGATCGCACGGCCACCTTTTGGTTTTACCGACGCTGATATGGTTGCGTTGGTAACCCTCTTGCGTGACTATGTCTTCGACACCGAGGTTACGCCGGCAAAGCTACTGCAGTTTCAATCATGATTGATCCTGCCGTGCTGCAGCGCTTTCTATCAGTTTGGATACTGATAGGCACGCTGTCGCTATTCATCTTATTGGCTGGATGTTCATCCGGGCCCTGGAGTTTTTCAGGATCCGTGATGGGTTCATCCGGCCAAACCGATGTAATGGCGAAACCTGCCGGTGATCAGGGGACTACGACTCGGAATCAGATACCACCAATTGGAGGCTCTGATGAAAAGTCCGATAGTTCTCCTGGTGGCGCTGCTTGACGATGTCAAGCAACTCCACCCCCGTGTGCGAGGGATAGACAGAGATGTAAAGTCTGTCTATCATAGGTTCGAACACGAAGGTATTGGTTTCTTAACCAATACCCTTTCCGTCTATAGTGATGCCTTCGATGAAGGCCTCTCTACTGGACGGTTCACCTGCCCTAGGAACTTTAAAAAGGTTCCGAGGGGAGCGATCCCGAGACTTTTCTCGGGTATGCTCTGTGAAGTGTTCGATCGTTCCACCGGTGCTCTTCTTGATAACGCAGACCCTACCGTAGTTAAGTCTATACGGGAAGTTCTGCGTCTTTTCAAGAAGCTTCAACCTACTGATGAACAAGATAGAGTTCTTGATCAAAAGGCTAGGTTGAAGTTTACTGAAACGGAGCTCCAAGTCAAGTCTGTTTTACCAGATCGACTTGCGTACCGTCTCAGGTGTTTGGGCAGATTGGTCCTTCAAAACCTGAACGAGTTTGAAGGCTACCTCATTAGTCCCAAACACGGCCCCGGTGCCGTCGTAGAGAAATACACTCCGAACCAGAAGTGGAACGGGGTGCTGTCATCCATTGACAGGCTCGTCGACTATGGATTCGATCTATTCGCCCTAAATATAGGGTTGGGTAGCATCGGATCTACGCCTGACGAGCTATTCTTTACGACGCCTCCGCGTAGTACAGCGAGAGTTTGTTCTGTTCCGAAGAACTTTTCTTCGAAACGGACAATTACAGTTGAGCCCTGTGAACAACAATTCGTTCAGCAAGGCTTAAATACGGTCCTTCGAGATTCTATATCTCGATGTCCCGTACTTAGTCTCTGTCTCTCGCTGTCCGACCAGAGCAAGAACCAAGTCCTTGCTCTGGAAGGCTCCCGTTCCGACACGTGGGCGACTATCGATCTTTCAAGCGCTTCAGATCTACTCTCTCTGAGTGTAGTTTCCGAAGTGTTTGGAAGCAAAAGTGCCTTTTTAGAAGCACTATGCGATAGCCGCTCCTCATACGTTGACTCTTGGAGCCAACCATTGAGGAAATATGCCGGGATGGGTAACGCCACTACGTTTCCTGTTCAGAGTGTCTGCTTTGCCCTATTGGGCATATCAGCCATTCTGGGTAATAAACGTATTACCTACAGGAACGTAAGGCGCGCTGCGCGGAATATCCGCGTTTATGGCGATGATATCATCGTCAAACGCGAATACGCACACGCTGTTAGTGCCGAGATTGAATCTGCTGGCTTAATTGTCAACAGGTCCAAGAGCTTCCTTGAAGGTAACTTCAAGGAAAGCTGCGGTATGGACGCATTTAGAGGTTACGATGTAACCCCTCTATACGTCCGCTACCTCTCGGATGACCGCCTTCATAAGAGGGCAAAGGAACTAGCTCACCTGGTACAACTGTCCAACCAAGCATGGTTGAGAGGTTTGTACCATTTGAGCACCTGCATCAAAGAAGACGTTGAGAATCGGTTTCGTTCACCGATTCCTTACGGTCCTCTTGATGCCGGTTACCTTTGCTGGCATACACGCCAGGGTTGGGCGACCGTTGAGAAATGGTCGCGCAGTCTCCACAGGATGCTCGTAAGAGCGCCTGTAGTTTCCTCTCCTTACAGGAGAGACCCTATTGACGGGTATGCTGCCCTTCTCAAGTCATTCTTCGTCCCGCTTATCGGCAGGCCGAAGAAGCATCTTGAAAGGACCTCTCTCCGACATAAATTGATTGTCAGAGGAAGGTGGGTGCCCGTCTAGCACCGATAGGTCCTAGCCGGTGGTCGTCAGGATATGTTATCCTGCCAGAGAT